TTTAGTATCACGTTCTAGAGAAGGGTTGATAGTATAATGATAAGATCCTCTTGACCCAACAAAACACAGAGAAAACCATGTTGTGGCATTCCATAAGGTCCAATTAAACGGTTCATTAGACCCCGATACTATACCAGTTGCTAGTGTTAACCCGTTAGGATCAAAACCTGGATATGCAGGTGATCTACCAAGAATGCTCAAGTATGTGATATGCTCATCAACAATTGAACCATAATCGGTGTTTATACGTGCATATTTGGTTGATCTTCTCATTAAAGTCCGTAATGATACAACTGATTCACCCATGTGGGTTAAGTTTATGTTCTTATCGGCAATTGATGGAGAAACACCCAATTCATAATGACCAGGTTCAGTATCATATCCAGAATCACCTTGAACAGCATACGGACTATAATTCTGCAACATTTGTATTGGGCCTGCAAATTCTAAGTTATCACTACCACGAACAAAAACTAACATTTGAATATCAGCTGATGTGACAGGACTAGATTGTTCATTCAAGACACGCACAATTAATATACCATTGAACAATTCATTCACACCGGCAACGTTTGATGAATCTTTAGCAAAATTTACACCAGTGAATGGAAGTGTCTTTAAATAACTGGTTAATTGCGTATACGGTACTGTAAACTCAACATCGTTCTCCTCAGTTATATCAACAATTTTTGTGTAAACTTCAGTAGTGTAATCGCCAGAGGCACCGATATTACCATGAGGAGCCCAATTTATTCGAACCCTTCCGCGATGATATTTGGAACAGATAAATTTAAAACGATAAGTAATATCGCCACGCCAAAAGCGAAAACATCTAGCAACATAACACATTGGTGTTTGCCACGTGACATAACCTCCCGTAACTGATTCTCTGTCCATACAATCTGGACCAACCTTGGTAAAAAACAAACTCGTATCAATTGGATCTGAAGCAGCCCAAACCGAATTGTATATGTAGGATTCTCTCTGAACAAATGATGAAATACTCAATTCATCCTCAACATTAACTCCAGCAATTTTTGGATCAATACTCAGTTCATTCTTAGAATCTAATGTTAACTTTTCAATGGGTGCTCCTATGTCAGTAGCAGCTAAATTAGGAAATGATTTAGTTTGAAAAGCATGAACATCATCAACTACAGGAACATCTGTGTAACCAAAGAGTGCTGCAATGTCTGCAACAGCCCCAGCTGCATAAGAAGTTGCTGTAGCGAATTCACCAATAATTGGCATTGAAGACAATCTACCAGCTGCTCTCGCTATAGCTGATGCTGGTCTTGACACAACACCATCATGCGAATATTCATCTTTACCTTGAACTGCCAATTCCGTTGTTGGACCTGCAATTTCAATGTCCTCTGCCCAAGCGTAAACTTGAATGCTTATGTTGTCTGAAACAACACCATTTGCATTAGCTAAAGGATTGAAACTATTGTAGGATATCCTACCCATGTCAGTTAAATCAGTAGCACTTGTAGCATCCAACCAATTCTTGTAATATAGAAAAGGTAAAACCATCTCACCACCTTGACAATTCTGTGGATAAAGATAGATATGCGGACGTTGAGACAATGGTATATTCTCTTTACGATCTGAAGCTGATAATATAACTGGACAAGGATTGAAGTTAATCAAAGGTTGATATGATACCAATGCACATCCATAATAAAATGGAGATGCATTAATAACAAACTTTAGATGTAAATTACATCTAACCATGTAATAGTTATCAAGTTTTCGCTTGATTGACGCTTTCGAGAAAAAGGCATGCCAAGGATCAAAAGTATCCGAAGCAATATCCAAGGTATTTCCAATACCCCAGGTTCGAGAATCAATCAACACAGGTCTCTTTAGAAAATCACCAAGTTCTATGTTCTGAGAAGAATCAACTTTGATGTAATTCATAGGATGAGGAATATCGCTGATGACATTATTGGGTGAGTCAGTGAAACCAACATTTTGTTGTAGGGTAGTACTTGGAGCTGGAGTAGCTTCAACGTCAATACCACTATCAGCTTGAATTCTCAGGATACCGTCTGATAAAGATTTATCAGGATAGTCAATAAGGCTGACAAAGCCTGTAGAGTTTTTACATGAGACTCCACAAAGTCTCGACATATAATTAGTACTTTGTACATTTGTTTTTTGATTTTGTATTTTGACATTCAACATAAATTTATAGACAAACTGTCCTGCAACTTTACCATGATACATAGGCTTACAGTCATAAGCCTCACACATCACTCTCCCACTACGTGTTTGTGAGAACGTTAATAAGTGATGCTTCCTTGCAGACACAAGCGCTTCGCTTGTGAGTTTGGTGTTTTACAATACTACATAAAAAGGACAATATTTTACGTATTTATACAGACGTGAAACAGATAAAAAGTCTGTTGTTCTAATATGTACTTAAAGGAAAGTACACATCAAAAGAATCGCAATGTTTAGAGCTCTTCTTAAAATTCTCACACAATTCCTCGAACGTAGGAAATGTGCTTTCCTCGATCCAAATATCCCATTTGAGATCTTTCACGAGTTTCCTTAACATGATAAGTTTATCATTATAAGTTTCTTTTCCATAGAAAAAATATTCTCTCAGAGCTGTGGAAATAACAGATATGCCTTGAGCTTCTTCTGTTACTGATTTGGATCTATTCCAAACCATCAGCATTTTTTCTATAGAGTCATGATCAAGCGGCGCCACCATACACCCGAGATCATCATCTTTTCGCCATGTGCGCTTCAAGAAAGAGGCATTATCAATGTGGATAAAAGGCACACTCTCCGCTTCTTTATCCGCCATTGTGTAGATGATATCTAACTCAGCAAATTTCTTCGCAATAGCAGTGTGATTAAACCAGGGTGTGTTGACACTCACAGACATGATATTATCATCACCATACGTCATCAAGCTCACGTTTTTCTTGAAATCATCAAATTTCCCTTCAGGATGTAACATTGCATAGACATATCTCATTCTAATGCAATTCACTAAACCATTCAAAATGACTGTGAGGGGATTTCCGGAGGGATTA